TACGCTATCGAGCAAATCGGTATCAGACGCAGAGACGAATATCAAGATGGTGAAGTTCGCGCTCAACTTAACGTTAAGTCACCATCAAGTTAATTAAGGAGATAAAAAAATATGGCAAATATAATACCGTTTAGTTTTAGAGGTGCTCTTTTTTCTGCGCAACATGATTTTTCAAATGGTGGAAACACTTTTAAAATTTCTTTGTACACAGGTAATCCGTATACAACATCATCTACAGTTGCATTGTTAGGAACTGGAAACCAAGAAGTAAATTCAGCAGGTAGCACTAACTATTCTGTTAAAACTTTATCCTCACAGGCAGTGGCTTCTGGTACAGCGGTTGCTTCAGTTGATTTTGGAAATGTTACTTATAGTAGTGCATCTTTTACAGCAGCTTTTGCAGCTATCTATAATACAGATACAGTTGATTCAGTAGCAAATAGACTAGTAGTGGTTTTAGATTTTGGTGGAAACAAGACAGCAACTAATGGTACCTTTACTATTACGTTCCCTGATCCGTCTACGCCTGCTAACGCAATTATTAGTATGAGTTAAGGAAAAATTTTATGGCTTTAGTTATAAATGATAGAGTAAAAGTAAATAGTACGGCGACTGGAAACAGTCAAACTACTTTTGCAATTGATAATACACCTGTTACAGGATTTGAAACTTTTAATACTGGTATTGGTGTAGGAAATACAACATACTATTGTATTTTTAATCAAGGCACAAATGAATTTGAAATTGGTTTAGGGACATTAAGTTCTACAACTAATTTACAAAGAACTACAATTATTTCTAGTTCTAATTCAGATTCAGTTGTTGATTTTCAATCAGGCACTAAAGATGTATTTTGTACAATGCCTGCAAGTAAATCGGTTTACCTAGATGGTTCAGGTGATACCGTAGGAGCAGCGTCGGCTGGCTTTGCATTAGCAATGGCGGTCGCATTATAAATAGGAAAAAAATATGGCACAAAATTTTAGAAACAATTTACAAAGAAACGTAGGAACATCCGAAGTTACTTTAATAACTGGAGGAGATTTTGATGCAGTTATTGGAATAAGATGTTGCAATGTTTCGAGCACTGCTACTATTTTAGTTGACGTTTATATTGTCAACAGCAGTAATCATTATCTTGCAAAAAATGTTAACATCCCACCTAATTCTGCAATTGAATTAATTCAAGGTGGTGCAAAAATTGTTTTAAAAAACGGTGATGTACTTAAAGCTGTATCTAATACAGCTTCATCTTTAGATATTGTTACATCATTTATAGACGATATTAGTTCATAGGAGGAATTATGACGGCAATAGTAAATGGAATCCAATACATCGGAGGGCAAACGGCTCCAAATGAATTCATACCAAATCAATCTTCCACGATCGACGGTACACAAACAATTGAAAACGCAGTTCTTGCAGGCCCTATTACAATCCCTGCGACTGTAACAGTAACAGGGACATTAGTAATAGTATAATGAGTAAATTAGAAGTTGATCAAATAGACCCGCAATCAGGGACAACGTTAACTCTTGGTACTTCAGGAGACACGGTTGTTGTTCCGTCAGGCGTAAGTTTAGCTCCAGGCGGAGGATTAACTCTTACAGGTGCATTAGCCGTTGACGGTGGCACAGTAAAACTAGATGGTAACTATCCTACAGGAACAGATAATGTTGCTTTAGGGGATACTGCTTTAGATTCAGTTCAAGCTGGTGGTATAAACAATGTTGCAATTGGAGATCATGCTGGAACAGCAATAACAACGGGAGATAATAATGTTGCAGTTGGAAAAAGTGCTATGGAAACTAACTCAACAGCTTCTGGTAATACAGCAGTTGGACATCTTTCTATGCAAGATAATACTGATGGAAATGGTAATACAGCTGTTGGATCTTGTTCTATGGAAGAAAATACAACAGGCTCTAATAATACAGGAATTGGAGCTTTAGCATTAGAAACAAACACAACAGGTGCTGGTAATACAGCAGTTGGAAATCAATCTTTAGAAGCAAGTACTACTGCATCTAATAACACAGCAGTAGGTTTTTGTGCAATGCATTTAAACGAAACAGGTGCTGCAAACACAGCAATTGGTCGTAATTCATTATTAAGTAATACAACAGGTGCAGATAATGCTGCAGTAGGCTATAATGCTTTATGTGCTAACACAACAGCAGATAATAACACAGCAGTTGGTAGAGAAGCTTTAACTTCTAATACTACAGCAGACAATAATACCGCAGTAGGTTTTGAGACTTTAAAAGATAATACTACAGGAACAGTCAACACTGCAATGGGAAGACAGGCTTTACAGAATAATACTACAGGAGACGGAAATACAGCTTACGGACACAATTCTCTTAATACAGTTACAACAGGAGACTGTAATACAGCAGTAGGTGGAAGTGCATTATTTAATAACACTGCTAGTGATAATACTGCCGTAGGAAATAATGCTATGGCTGCTAATACATCAGGTGCAGAAAACGTAGCAATTGGAAAATGTGCTTTGGCTACAAATAATACAGGTTGTAGAAATACAGCCGTAGGTTTTGAATCTGGAAAAGCAACTACAACAGGTGTTGAAAATACTTTTATTGGTAGAAAAGCTGGTTTAGTAAACACAGAAGGTGAGAATAATACTGTGGTAGGTTCTTTTGCTTTCACTGCTAACACAACAGGTTCAAGCAATACAGCAGTTGGAAAAAGTGCTTTAACGGCTAACACAACAGGTTACCAAAACACTGCTTTAGGTCAAAATTCATTAGATGTAAATACAACAGGAATTCAAAATACGGCAGTAGGTTCAAATTCTTTAGGAGCTAATGATACAGGCTGTAGAAATACATCAATTGGTTTTACAGCTTTTTGTACTCTTTCTGGTGCTGGTAATGAAAATACAGGTGTTGGTTATGCTGCTGGTTGTACTGTTACAACTGGAGATGAAAATGCATTTCTAGGTTATAGAGCTGGTTTTAATGTAACTACTGGTAGTTGTAATATAGCAATAGGTTCATCAGCTTGTACTGACGCTGGAGGAACAAGTAATTCTATTTCAATGGGTTATGCTGTTGTGAGTATAGCCAATGCTGTGACTTTTGGTAATGGCAGTACAGATTCTAGAATTGCTTTTGGTGCAACTTCAATTACTGCACCATCGGATCAAAGATTAAAAGAAGATATACAAGATGATACAGCTGGTTTAAGTTTTATTAATGATTTAAGACCTGTAACTTATAAATGGAGAAAAGAAAAAGATATTCCAGAAGAAATGAGAACTCATGTTGCTGGCTCTGAAAAACGATATAATAATGATAAAGTCAATCATGGATTTATTGCACAAGAAGTAAAACAAGCAATAGATAATCACCCAGAATTAAAAGATGGGTTTGATATGTGGCAAGAAGAAGATACTTTAGATGGAAGACAAAGAATAGCAGAAGGTGCTTTGATACCTATGTTAGTAAAATCAATACAAGAATTATCAGCAAGAGTAGAGGAATTAGAAAATGAGTAGTATTATAAAAGTAGATACGATCCAGGACCAAGCAGGTAATAACATTATCAATGAATCAAGTAATACTATTACTATCGGTGCATCTGGTGATACTGTTAATGTAGTTGGAACATTACAAAATAACGGGTCTCAATTAACTGGAGATATCTCATCAGTTGTAGCAGGCACAGGTTTATCAGGAGGTGGTACATCTGGGGACGTTACTTTAAACGTAGATTTAATAAGTAAACAAGCAGGTACAAATTTTACAAATAGTTTATTAGTAGGTACTTCTTCAACAGGAACTTTAAGTTCTGCTGAAGGAAATACTGGAGTGGGTTTAGGAGTATTTGGAGCATTAACATCTGGAGATAATAACGTAGCAGTAGGTTTAAATTCTTTAGATTTAAACACAACAGGCGAAGAAAATGTTGCAATAGGTAGTAATGCTCTGCTTTGTAACACAACAGGTGCAAGGAATGTTGCAGTTGGTAGAAGAGCATTACAAGAAAATGAAACAGCAGAGGGTAATATTGGTGTAGGTAATGGTGCTTTGCAAAATAACACAACAGGTGCAAATAACACATCAGTTGGTAATACTTCTTTGGATGCAAATACAACAGCCAGTAATAATACAGCAGTTGGTTCTGGTGCTTTAGGAGCTAATACTACAGGAACAAAAAATGTTGCTGTAGGTACAAACTCATTAGACGCAAATACAACAGCTTCAAACAATATAGCAGTTGGTTATGATGCTATGACAAATACTACAACAGGTTGTAGAAATGTTGGTGTAGGAGAAAGTGCTTTAAGAACAAATTCAACAGGAGACGGAAACGTAGCAATTGGTGCTTTTTCAATGGATTTAAACTCAACAGCAGATAATAATACTGCAGTTGGTTTTTCAGCTTTATGTACTACCGCAACAGGAACAGCTAACACAGCAGTAGGAGCATACGCTTTATGTGCTAACACAACTAATGAAAATACAGGAATTGGTTTTAGGGCTTTATGTGCTAATACAACAGGAGATGATAACGTAGCAGTAGGAGCATACGCTTTAGACGCTAATACAGAAGGTGATTATAATGTTGCAGTTGGTATGGATGCTTTATCAATAAGCACAACAGCTTCTAATAATACAGCTGTTGGTTATAATGCAGGTAGAAATACTACATCAGGTGCATGCAATGTTACAGTTGGTTTTTGTGCATTAAGAACTAACGAAACAGGTAATGATAATACAGCTGTAGGTGCTGGTGCTTTAGAAAAAAACACAACTGCTTCAAATGTTACAGCTCTTGGACACAACGCTTTATGTGATAATACTACAGCAGCAAGTAATGTAGGAATTGGAGATAGTGCTTTAGCAAATACCACTACAGGTGCAGAAAATACAGCACTTGGAACAGGTTCAATATTTACTAACACGACAGGTGCAGCTAACGTAGGTTTAGGTTTTTGTGCTATGAAATTTAACACAACCGGTTCATTAAACGTAGGAATTGGAAATGCTGCATTATGTAAAAATACAACAGCAGGCTGTAATACAGCAGTTGGACAGTTAGCCATGAGAAAAAATACAACTGGAAATAATAATGTTGCAGTTGGTTCAGAAGCTCTTATGGAAGTTGATTCAGGTAGTGATAATACAGCAGTCGGAGCAAATGCTGGAGAAGCTGCAACAGCAGGTAATGGTGCATTTTTTGGTCATAACGCAGGTAAAAATGTTACAAGTGGTAGTAACATTACAGCACTAGGTGAATCTGCTGGGACAGATGCTGTAAGAAATGTTACAAGTGGGGATAATGAAATTGTTATAGGAAATAACTCACATGCAAGTGCTTTTATAAAAATTGATTGGACAGTAACATCAGATTTAAGAGACAAAACTAATATTGAAGATGTTTCTTATGGTTTAGATTTTGTAAATCAAATAACACCAATTAAATATAAATTTAAAACTTCAAGAGAAGATGAAACACCTATTGGTAAATTAAAATTTGGTTTTAAAGCACAAGAAATTTTAGCTTTAGAAGGTGATAATCCAATTATTATTAATAATGATGATGAGGATAATTTAAAATTAACAAGTGCTTATTTAATACCAGTATTAGTCAATGCAATAAAAGAATTATCAGAAGAAAATAAAGACTTGAAATCTAGAATAGAAGCGTTAGAAAGTAATTAATAAATCGAAAGGAATACAAATGCTTAATACGTACGTCGTAGAGGGTGG